AAGAACTAATGCTCAAGGCAATGGATTGATTGCACAGTTTATTACAGATGCAGGAGATCCTAATCTGTTGGCAATACCGGCAGGCAATTGGAATCTTGAGTTATTTTTTAGCTCATCAGCAAGTGGTGGAAGTCCATCATTTTATGTTGAATTATACAAGTATGATGGTGCAACATTTACTTTGATTGCAAGTGATTCAGCAACACCTGAAGGTATTACAAACGGGACTACAATTGATGCTTACTTCACTGCTTTGGCAGTCTCTGCGACAACACTTGCTCTTACAGATAGGCTTGCTTTGCGTGTATTTGTAACTACCTCTGGTAAAACAATAAAATTGCACACTGAAAATGGTCACCTATGCCAAGTCATTACCACTTTCTCAACTGGTCTAAATTCCTTAAACGGCTTGACAGAGCAAGTACAAAACTTCGCAGTAGGTACAGGTGGCACTGACTTTGGCATTAGTTCAGCAACTGGAACGCACACCTTTAACCTACCAACTGCAAGTGCTGCTAACAGAGGTGCGCTGAGTGTTGCTGATTTTAACACATTTACAGCCAAGCAAGATGCCATTAGCTTAACCACGACAGGAACAAGTGGAGCAGCAACATTGACGGGTGCGACATTAAACATTCCGCAGTATAGTGGTGGGAGTAGTACTATTTACAAGAGCGTAACTGATTCTGCAAGTTTTCTAAGCACAACTAATACGGTAGTCTATACCCAGTTGGTTGATGCCAACACATTTGCATCTGGAGATATAATTAGAATTTCTTTCAGAGCAAAAAAGACAGGAACTGCTGGAGCGGCTTCATTAAGAATCTACGTTAATGCAACTGCTAACTTGAGCGGAACTCCTTTGCTTCTTGGCACATTAGCTTCGGGTCAAACTGGTTCTCGATTCAATCAAATGCAAAGGCATTTAGTGGTCAAATCATCAACCAATAATACTGAAACAGCAATTACAACAGCTACATTGGCAACTGATGTTATTAATACTGGAGATTTTGCAACTATATCTGTGAATTGGACTAATGCTTTATATTTTGTTTTTGCGCTACAAAACTCAAGCGCATTAGATACTAACTTAGGCTCAATGTACTTAATCGAAAAACTATGATAGACATAACTCTTGAAGGTGGCTTTGTCACTTTTACAACATCTGTACTTGGTGCAATAGCATCGCAAGTGGAATTGTGCGAAGTGGTTGATTACAACTCCTTGCACTTAGGCACTAATGTGGGAACGTTCCTAATTAACATAGAGCAGTTCACAATCAACAGCATCAAGTTTACCGACTCAACAAAAGCAGTTAACTACATCTTAAACAACTAAAATCATGGCAGGAGTAAAAATTACCGACTTAGGAACGCTTGCTACGGCAGCAAGTGACGACTTATTATACATTGTGGATGTCAGCGACACATCGCAATCACCTGAAGGCACATCCAAGCAGATTGAGGTTGGGAATATGTTTAGCAGTGGAAGCTATACTCCTACAATCAGCGGAGAGACTAACGGCATTATCGTAACTGTTAACTCTGCAACCTTCATCCGAGTTGGAAACATTGCAACCGTATCGGCTCAGTTGGAAATTACGATGGACACTGGCGAAGTTGATGGCGCATTCGAGATTGAGCTACCAGTGGCATCTAATTTTACAAGTGGTAAGCAGTTATTTGGATTAATGCAGTGGTCTGAAAATGGTACATTAGCTGAAATTGAACTGCTTACAATCAATGCTGAAATAACCAATAACACTTGCTTTGTTAATCTTCAAACATTAACGGCTGCAATAACAATGACCTACTGCACCATCCAATTCCAATATGAAATCGTCATCTAACGGCATCCGTCTCATACAGGAGTTTGAAGGCTTGCGCCTCACATCCTACCTATGTTCGGCAGGAGTGCCGACCATAGGCTACGGCGCAACCTACTACCAAGACGGAAGCAAGGTGAAGCTCGGGCAGACCATAACCCGAGACCAAGCTGATCAGCTGCTAAAGGATCACCTTAAGGAGTTTGAGGGCAGCGTGCTTGGTCTGCTTAACACCACCAAGGTGAACCAGAACCAGTTCGATGCGCTTGTAAGTTTCTGCTTTAACCTCGGCGCAGGCAACCTTGCTAAGTCGCAGCTGTTGAGGTTTGTAAAAGCCAACCCAAAAGATCCGAAGATTGCAGCCGAGTTCCTCAAGTGGAACAGAGCAGGCGGTGAGGTATCTCGTGGGCTTGTAAGAAGAAGGAAAAAAGAAGCGGAACTATATTTTGCAGCAGTTGTATAATAGATATTTGCTCAGGCATAAGACAGAGCCATTCGTCATGCTTGACGAAATGGATCTAACCTTCGAGCAGTTTGTTGAGAAATTAAAATCATCATACGTTTTTAATCACATGTGGGGAAATGACAACAAGAAAGAAAGTAAGTAAGCCAAGGCAAATGCTTGATATTATCATCAAGCATTGGCGGCCAACAATTGGCAGCTTGGTGATTCTTAGTTCGGTCTTTGCTCTTATCTTCAAGCAAATCACAACAGAGACACTTGCAGCAATTGTGGCGGCAATGGTCGCAGCAGGATACATACCAAAAAGCAATGACAATGGATGACGGAAGAGACTCAACTTATACTACACTCGATCAAGGGTGCGTGGTGGGTATTGGATGCAAAGTCCATACGCATCATCATGTAATTAAACTAGAGCCGCAGGTTGTGTATAAGTCAATGGAGAAATTCACTATCTTTGGCAAGCAATATTGCACTAATCAATGGGGGCAAACTTTCGAGATTGCTGCCGATGAGCCAGTGCCAGAGCCAAAGCCGATGCAACAATTCTACGCAAGCGATACCATTCAACCAAGCACATCTGCATTCTTGCTTGCTCCTAAGCCAGAGGCAAAGATTATCATCAAGCCTCGGACTGAGTTCACCGAGTATAAGCCGACAATGGATGCGCCAATCATGGGCATGCTGTTGACTTTTACAATTTACCTTACAGCGCAATGGGCATGGAGCTCGATGGGTGCATGGAATAACCTTTATAGCGAACTCTCTGCATGTCTTCGCTCTTCATCCTAGAACATTCAATCGACCTCTTCTATGTCGTGACAGATAGTGATGGGAAGATATACACCAACAACGAGCTCTTCAAGAACTATGTCAGCCATATTAAGCCGACAAAGATCACCGAGATCATAAGCATTGAAGGTGACAAGCAAGATTTCATTGAGGCAATTGAAAGAGCTCGCAAGCATTCACCTGAGCCTTCAAGAGTGTATGCTCGGACCAGGCAGAAGAACGCAAGCGATAGATATAATGTTTGGAACTGCTTTGCGATTGATGACACTCTACACTTTGTTGGCATTCAGATAGTCGATGTAACTTCAATCAGCTCGCATGAGCATGAGCGGCAAAAGAACCTACTTGAGGAGTTCCGCTTTATGCTTTCTCATGAGCTCCGCCAACCACTTACCAACATAGCAGGCCTTGTGAATATGCTCATGCAGCATCAAGTCGCAAGCGATGTTGATCGCAAGGAACTGCTTGGCATGATTCATAGTTCAGTGAACAAGCTTGATGATGCAATCAAGGCACTTGTTAAGAAAGCAGCTCGGGAGTTATGACAGATCAGCAAGCGGATGAAAGACTGGTTAAGGTTGCCGCTTGGTATGTGATTGAGAGAGGCATGCCGGTATGCGTGGCACTGCAAATTTTGCAAGCAGAGCTCAAGGATAAAAGAGAATTTTGGGAGTCATCAAAACAACTTATTAAACTTATACAAGATGGAGTCTGCATATAAGTACATCAGCTTTGCCACAATCATAGTGCTTCTATTCCTACTGCTAAAAACTTGCGGCGATGGAGTCGAAGCAGATTATCGACTTAATCACACGATATATGAGGACAGCGTACTAATTGCCTCGCAGAAGAAGATAATCGCACAGGGCTCATCTGATGCAGCAAAACAAGCACAACAGATAGCAGAGCTCGAAGTGAAAGTAAAGAACGCAAGCGAGGTTGTAAAGATTGAGACCAGGACAATCATCAAAACGCAGATCAAGCTTGGCGATACTGTTATGGTGCAAGGCAAGCCATACATCCAACTGCCAAAGCCATTCCTTAAAACAACCGAGTGGTACACAATCGGCGGCATGATCAACCGTCTTGGTTGGTTGCAACTCGACAGCATCTCCATTCCGGCAAAGTTCACCTATGCAGTTGGCGATACCATGCGCACTGGCTTCGTGAATAGGCTGCTTAAAAAGAAGGACACGGTGGTCCGCTTGAGAGTCGACAATCCAAATGTGCAAGTAGTGGGGCTTGAGAATATCTACATCAAGCAGGATAAAAAGTGGCATCAAACAACTGCATTCAAGTTGGGAGTTGGAGTGCTGATTGGAGTGGCGGCAGTTAGTGCTGTAAAATAATCGTGTTATTTATCAGCGAGTTAGGATAATTGCGTGTAAATAGTTTTGATTATTATTGTGATATTCAAAATAAGCTATACATTTGCTGCATAGTCATTCACTCATAAATCATTCAATCTTTTAATCATGCAAGCAGAAAAGCAAAAAAATATAGTACGACATGTAGATCATGCCATTTGGTATTGGGAACAAAAATTAAAAGGTACTAAATTTTGGTGGGATGAAAATGAATATACCGAAGAGTGGATTATTTCACAAATAAAATACTTCAAAGAATTTAAATCAATTTAATCATTCACTCATATATCTATTCACTCATGAACTCTTTTTTCAAATCACACGACAGCACGCAGTTTTTTAACTACGATCATTTATCTGGAATCATGTTAACCATTGTGCAAGATGGCTGCCATCAAGGACTCTTCCAAAGATGTGACAAGACATCACTTGTTCTTGTTCGCCAATACTCCAAGGAGATGCAGCAAGGCCTACATGAATCGGTTCGCACTTATCATCCATCGGATGTTAACGAGTTTTTCAGAATGTATCAGAAGACACTGCATAATACACAAGTATCTTTTAATCAATTAATAAATCAATTCTAACTATGGCACTAAAAGCCCCATCAGGGAATAACACCTCCCGAGCAATTGCACCAGAAGGCGCATTTGTTGCAAGATGTTACCAAATCGTTGACCTTGGAACAACGATGCAAACAGGTCAGTTTCCAGGCAAAAAGCGCAAAGTGCAGTTCATCTTTGAACTGCCGACCGAACTCCATGAGTTTGAACGTGGCGAAGGCGAGAAGCCGTTCTATGCTCGAAGCATCTACAACCTAAGCATGAATGAAAAGGCAGTCCTTCGCAGAGACATCGAAGCTTGGGCAGGCAAGAAGATGACCAACGAGATTGCATCAGACTTCGATATCTTCACGCTGCTTGGCAGAGCTTGCCTAGTGAACATCACTCACGTTGAAAAAGGAGACAGCAAGTATGCCAACATCATAGGCATGAGTCCAGTGCCAAAAGGAATGGTTTGCCCTCCTGCATTCAACGCACCGCTTTGCTACAACACCGAGGAGCATGATGAGGCTGTATTCAGTCAGCTGCCAGAGTTTATCCAAGATAAGATCAAGATGAGCGATGAGTGGATTGCGAGAATCAGCAAGCCTGCCCCAGTGACCAAGGTTGCATCATTCGCTCCCGAGGTTGAGGTTGAGTCAGATGACGAGTTCGGCTTCCCACCTTTCTAAATAAACAAAGGGCCGTTAATCAGACGGCCCTTCATTAAAAACAAATAAATCAATACACTATGAACGCAGCTAATATAGAGAACATTTCCGAGTTCTACAAGTCATTGAACTCGACAGAGGTGCTTCGTGCTCAGAGCATGATCTCAAGTGCGCCACAAGCCATTGAAGACAAACTCTCATACGACATGAGCGCAGAGTCAATCAAGGCAGCCAATGATGCTATCAAGCACATCGAAACCAATCGCAAGATCGTAACTCTTCCGCTTGATGCCTACAAGAAGTCAGTAATGGATGTTGAGCGCGATGCCATTGCTCCGCTAAAGGCATACATCGAGCAGCGCAAGGCGATGATGATTGACTACTCCAACGACCTCGAGCGTAAGAAGGCAGAAGCAGATGCGAAGATTGCACAGGATGCAGCCGATGCGCTGATGTCGGCAAGCAGCAGCGATGTGAGTAACATCTTCGCAACCTTCACCGATGCAACCACAACAACCACTCTCGAGCTCGACCATACCAAGAACATCCGCATCACCAAAAAAGCGGAGATAGTGGGCGAGGTAGATTGGATGACACTGCTCTGGACACTTATGCAAGCAGAGATGTTTGATGTGCAAGAGTTACTCCGCAAGCTTCCAAAGGCGATGGAGATCACCAACATCGCAGAGATACGCGGCATCGAAATAGTTGAACGTAAAACACAAGCAATCCGATAAAAACCAAAAACCATGGAAAGAATAATCTTATATCCAAACACCCCCGAGTTTGAACTTTTTGAGAAGTTAAAACCAATTATTAAGCAAGCAATATTTGATGCTTATAGTAATGGTTATTTTTTAGGAGAACTTGATGCTATTAAGTTAAAAAGAAAAGAACCAAGTAGCAGAGAAACAATAAACGAAATAACCGAAAAAGCAATTAACGGAGAAGGCATGTTCGACATTGATTCTCCAAGTGTTAGATACTTAACCTTTGAGGACTAATCCGATGATCACACTGCAAAACATGGCCGATGAGTTCAATGAGCTCACACGCTACCTCGATGAAATCATGCCACCAAAAGAGCAGCCGCTCAAGGATAAGGTAAAAAATGCAATGATTGATGCCTACTCACATGGCTACCATGACGGCCAACAAGCGATGTATGAAAGGCAACCTAAGCCAACCGACACAGGAGGAGACAGCGGAGGGCTCGCATACTATGAGTCGCTGTAAATGGACACTTGAAGAGACCGAGTTGCTGATTGAATACTATCCGCATCGGTCGACAAAAGAGGTGGCATTTATCACTGGCAAGTCAATCGCCCAGTGTTACAATAAAGCCTTCACACTTCAGCTGCATAAGACTCCAGAGTATCTTGCGACAGAAGCAAGCGGCAGACTGCAAAAAGGCAACCAAGCAACGCAGTTCCCCAAAGGACATCAGCCTTGGAACAAGGGCATGAAAGGCCTTGACATCGGAGGCAAGGAGTCGCAGTTCAAGAAAGGGCATCAGCCCCACAATCACAAGACTGTTGCATCAGAGCGCATCGATGAAGATGGCTACACCTACATAAAGATTGCAGAGCCTCGCAAGTGGGTACTCAAACATCGGCACATCTACGAACAGCATCATGGCAAGCTTGAGCCGCACATGATAGTCACCTTTATCGATAAGGACATCGGCAACTTCGCCATCGAGAACCTTGAAGCAATCACCAAGGTGGAAAACATGGAGCGCAACCGCATAACTAAATACCCTCAACCAATTCAACAAGCAGTTAAAACCCTAAATAAATTATGGCACGCAATAAAATCGAAGACCTAAGAGATCACTTATTCGAAATAATCGAAATGCTCAAGGAGAACGACATGGAGCTTGACAAAGCGAAAGCAATCGCAGACATCGCCCAGGTGATTGTCAACTCAGCAAAGGTTGAGGTTGACATGATGAAAGTGGTACACGGAAACGGGTCGGGTTTCATTCCGGCAGATGTTAGACAGATAGGGTAAAATGAGCCGCGACATGCAATTAAATAAACTTTATACCGAAAACTGCCTTGACACTTTGAAACGCATGCCTTCTAAGTTTGTAGACTTGGTAGTTACTTCACCACCTTACAATATGCGAACAAGGATAAGGAATGGCGAATACACCACAAGAGAAAAAAGCGAACATTTTAGTAAAAAGTATAAGCATTTTAGCGATGATTTGCCCATTGATGAATTTTATTCATTTCACACCGAAGTTTTAAATGAATTGCTAAGAGTATCAAAAATCATTTGCTATAACTTTCAAATAGTAACTGGAAGCAAGGAAGCCTTTTTCAAAATAATTGGGGATTTTAATAAGGACATAAAGGATATTATTATTTGGGATAAAGGACATGGGCAACCTGCTATGCACGGACAAGTAATGAATAGTTGCTATGAAATGATTTTAATTCTTGAAGATGATAAAAGAGCAGGAAGAGCAATTCAAAACGCTAAATTTAAAAGAGGTGAAATGAATAACATTTTAAGATTAGGTAGAGGTGAAAAAATAAGTGATGTTCACGGAGCTATTTACCCTGAAATGTTAGTTGGTTTACTTATTAACGCATTTAGTGAAAAAGGAAATTTAATTTATGATCCTTTTATGGGAAGTGGAACAACTGGTATTGTTGCTCATAAACTTGAAAGGAACTGGATTGGAAGCGAAATAACAGAAGAATATTCTAAAATCGCACGAAATCGCATACAAAGTGCAATTGGTCTTTTTTCAATTACAAACTCTGAACAATGAGCCGCGACATCTACAACAGCATAGAAGCCATCAACGCATCAAGCATCAAGAGGCACTTCACTGGCAGCATCCAATACGCTGCCGGTGCTCTCGAAAGAGGCGCAGAGTTCCATCGCAATCTGCTTGAGACAGAGCCAAAGGACATGCCGCCCAATGCCAAGCTGATCTACGATACCATCATGAAGCATCCAATGCTTAAGCTCGTATTCGAGAAGTCCGCAAAGGAGATCACCTTCATCAAGAGCATCGACATCGATGGCCGCAAGGTGGCAGCAAAAGGCATCCTCGACTTGCACTGCCCAATGTACTCCATCAATGCCGACATCAAGACAACTTCCTGCACCAACCTGCGAACCTTCGCAGCCGACATGACCAAGCACTACAACCACATCCAAGCTGTTTGGTATAGCTACCTCACTGGATTTAATCCTGCAAACTTCTACTACATAGGAGTTCCTAACAAGTTCAAAGGCGAACTATTTATCCACCGACATACAGCAGATGAAATACGAACTGCCGAAACGCTTATCCGAGACTACCTGGTCCACAGAGGGCTTTGAGAATTACTCCTTTACCAACGTGATGTATTACTTCCTGCATCGCGACTTCATATATCTAGAGACAAACTTCAAGCATCTGAAAATGATGTATAACAACTTCGATGATGCAACGGTATTCATAAGCCTTGCCGAAGATACCAAGTATGTCGAGCTTGTATGGAGCACACCTGGAAGATTTAAAAACAATTATAAATCATCAACACCTTATGACATCTACACCAT